TACCATGATCCACTTAAATTCTCCATTCTTTTTGAATGTATGCTGAATAAATGTTACTTCATATGTTTTAAAGCCACTATCACTTTCCATTGTTATGGATTCATCAATTAATGGTTTTTCAACTTCAATTTTAATCTGTTCAATATACATTGGTTTCAATTCATCTAATGCTTCTTCTAACATTTCAGCGAAGCAAGTACCACCATTATAGAATTGTCCTATAAATGAAAGACTTCCATCACTATTTCTGTTAAGTTTCATGAAGTATTCTTCATCAGAACATTCTTCATGGTCAATGACTCTGTAAAGATTCTCACCATGAATAAAATACTCTTCGTCTTGAACGCTTCCGATTTTACCTTTATATTCATCAAAGGCATCTCTAAAATCTTCTTGCCAATCTTCGCCTAATTCGATATGTCTACGAACTGCGATAGCTCTACAAGTTTCTTCTAAACTTTTCTCAATTTTAACCGGATAAAGTTTTCCTGTGTGAAATTCTGTTTGACTCATTATTCTTCGTCTCTTTGAATAAACCCGGTTACTACTGCTATTACAAAAAATGGAACCGTAATGGCATAAAATTGCCAAGTCATGAATGTTATATGGCCAAAATGTGCCAAAGAAAAACCTAACCATAAAGGTGCTATTGCTTTATATGCTTTCATCCTTATTGTTTATAAATTACTACTGACACTTTCATGTCCTTTAACTCTGTTTGAATAATCTTCTTAATTCTGTTCCAATCTCCACCTGCTAATCCTGCTCCAATCTTTGGCAATCCAATATGCTTACCACTAAATCTATGATTGATTTTACGCATACAAAGAGTCAATGCTTCGTAGTCTAATGGTTTTGAAACTCCATCAGCATGATTCTTACCATAACTAAATTGAGTGTATGAATTAACAACAAATGGTATTGCTCCATCTCTTTCAATAAGCCATTCTATTTGCCCTAGTTTGTTAATGTCACCCTTACGAGTAAATGATTCAAGCGGATATTGGTCAACTCCAAATGCTTTTGCCATTTGTGGAGCTATTCCAGCTCCCATATTTGACATACAATTACAACCATGTGTAATTACGTCAAACATGCCCTGTTTTGCTAGCGCAATTAAATCACCTTCTATTTCTTGATACATCTTATGCTAATCTAAATTGTTTTAAAAACTCTCTTAAGAATACAATTCTTTGTGATTCTCTTTCTACGACGCTGAATTTCATCAGCCAATCGTGATATTGTTCGCCAATACATCTGCCGCCCATTTTATCTTCTGTAATATCTCCACCGTCCCAATCTGGCCAAAGCTTTTTGTCCCATACTCGATCATCAACTAAGAAAACTACCGCAGTTAATTGGTCACCTAAATCTGGTTCAAAAAAACTACTGAATTGAACACCTTCATCATGCAATAATTGTCTGTGGTTGTTTAATGAACCAAGATGATTACCGTTATCGATGTTATAACTTTTGTTTGTTGTACCTCCATTTAAAATGATAAAAGTTTTGTCTTCTTTTGCCCATTTTTGGTATTCTGTGGTATTTCCAAATTCTAATCCATATTCAACAACAGCATGGCCGAATTGAATGCCTTGTTGAATTGGACTTATGTTATACGGGACTAGTCCCATCATTCTATAAGTTCTACTGCTCGTCATCGGTTGATTCAGTTTCTGTAGATTCTTCTACGCGAACTTCTACTGATTGCAACTCATATCTTGAGCCTAAAATTGGATCTTGTACCAGGACTACTCTGTCTACTATTTCCGTTTTGATTTGATTTTCTTTACTCATCTTATATTAATTTTAAAAATTTTAATTCTTCTACTGCTGCTTCAAACGCTTCTTGCCATGTTCGATATAAATACCATTCTCTGACTTGAATCAATTCGTAATTTCCAAAGTGTTCATATTTGTATATGTCGAATGCATATTTTGGAGCACTTGTTTGATCTAAACCAATTTCTACAACGAAGCCTAACGTGGCTAATGAATCTATCGTGTACATTAGAATATGTTAAATGTTGTTGTGTTTGTTTTTTCTTCGTATTCATTATCAGCAACATCTCTATAAGAATTTGTAGTGTAAATACCTTCAAAATGCTGAGCTAATTCTTTGAAACCAGCACTAAAAATACCATGCGTTACGATTAAATAAACTTTAGCCGTTGGTCTGCTTCCTTTAATAGCCTTTGCTAATTCAATGAAAGTTCTACCACCATCACAAATATCATCTATGATTGCGTATTTTATATCGTTGTGTTGGTCTAATGTTGGAATCTCAGTTCTAAGAATCTTACTGGTTTTAATATCTCGTACTTTAGAAGCTGTGATAATATTATCAATCTTAAATTCTTTAGCAACATCAAAGATCTTTTTATAAGCGCCTGCGTCTGGGCTTACTAGACAGATTCGACTTTGTGCTCCATCTTTGTTATCGATCTTTGTTAAAGCATCTTTAACTAAACGATGGTTATTATGCTTGTGATAGTTATTCAAACAAGCTTCTAACACATCTGAGTGAGGATCTAAGACTGTCACTCTTGAAAAGTTTTGTGCATTGATGATTGGGCAAATAACTGTTTTAAGATAGTTACTAGTGCCAGCTTCAAATTTACGATCAGAACGTGCTCCTAAGAAATAAGGCACATTTAACTTAACGTTTTCAACATAAGAGAATTCTCTTAGTGCTTGATTAGCTGAGATAATAATTTCTAAATCCTTAAATGAATTTAACCTACTTGTAATACTTACTGTAATTTTGTTAGGTAAATCTGCATCAACCATATCTAATGTGATTGATTGTTGTCCATCTGGAAATCTAGAGATTTTATATTTAATATCTGAATTTTCTAAGTCAACTAAGTTTAATTTCTGTATCATGATATGTTGTTTTTAATTATATGTAAATATACACAAAAGTTTTGAGATAAAAAAATATAATGTTAATTATTTTTAATAATATGATCGACCTCCAGAAGTTCCTAGATTTCCAGCATTTCCTGAAGTTCCATTCGTATTTTCTGAATTAAAATTTAAAACCGATACTCTTGCAGCAACTCTAGTTCCCATTGCGGTATCTTCAATTGACCATTCGAATAGATCGCTTCTCATGATTTCATCACAGATTTCTCGTTTGATTCCCATCTTCACAGTGTCTAACGCAAATTGAGAGTCAATCTTACCATACATTCTTTCGTATTGTGACATTATCTTTTCAGATCTTATAGTCACTGGATGTCCATGTTTGGTATTGTATATGGTTCCGACGTGATACGTGTCATTCTTGCTTTTTATAAAAGCACTGAATGGAAATAAAATACCAAGCACTCTTTTAAGAGCTTCAATTGCTGGTTTAAAATCTAACTTTTTGTCTAAAAATGATGCCATAATTAACTTCTATAAATACATTCTTTGTTTTTGTAAATACTTAATACACTTCCTTGGCCATGTGTGATTGCAAATTGATAACCAAAGTAATCATAGATCCCTGAAGGAAAGCTTTCAGTCAAGCCATCAATTGGATCAATTTCATTTCCTTCACTCGATGCAAGTTCCCATAACAAATTAGTAACGTGTAAAGGTCTTTCAGAATAAGTCTTATAATGACGTGCATCATAAATCTCTTGCTTTTTAAGAACTCTTTGCATTATCTGATCAAATTCTTTAGCATTAGTAAAATGATCTTTAATTCTTTGGGCTCTTGCTCTTTCAATGGCGTCCTTTTTGGCAAGCTTCTCAAAGTATTCTTCCATTGATTTTTGGCCTGCTGGACTTTTCATCCATTCTAGTACGTCTTTCATAACTTATATTTTAAATCGTTTCATTACCTTTAGTCTGTCAATTTCAAAACCCATAATTTCTAATTCTTTTGTGTCAAATATAACCTCATTGGTTTTGGAGTCCATCATTACCCTATCATATTCTCCAGTTTCTTTATTTCTTGTAACAAAGCAAAAAATATTCTTTAAAGCATCTTTATTAAGACCATTATCACTTTGAGCATATTGTGTAGAGATTTTGTCGTGAAACCACTCGTGCGTTTCAGACTCAAAATATAAACCATCAATTTCTAAGAATTCGTTTTTATTCGTCATCTTCATTTGAATATGTTGGTGTAAATACTAATGCCCATAATGGCCATCCGGACTTTGTAAAATAACATGCAAATCCGATTAAACTAAAGAATGTAATGTAAATTAATGCTATTGAAAAGTGTTTCATAATTTTATTTGTTTATGATTACGTGAAATTTTTTGTCTGAGCCTAAGATTAAATCATCAACATATGTCTGAGCTGCTTCATTTGAATCAAAGTACATTCGTAAATTATGCTTGTAACTTAAATAAATAGAAACATTCGCTTTGTTACGAATACGAAATGGTAATACTTTGAGCCACTCATACTCTTCAAAATACTCTGAAGTTTTTCTGTCCCATGGATATCGATCTGTACCATCTTCTCTGATGTAGTCATTCCAACCTGCTGGAATTTCAGGTTCCATGCCATATTTAAATCCTAAGAATGTTTTAGGACGAGCTGGAATTGAATCCATCCATCTATATGATGTTTCTGTTTCATGTGTTAGAGTAATTGACTCTATTTTGTCTAATTCGAAATAATGTTTTTTCATCTTAATAAGTATTAGTGATTTGACTTGTTAATATTCTTGAATCATCTTCTTGTGATTCGATTCCTAAAGAAATTGATTTACCATAAGCAATTACTTTGATGATGGTTTCTCCGTAACTATCAACTTCTGTTGTAAATCTTACGAATCCTGCACCTGTTGCTTTTTCATTGTAACCAACCATATCTTTGTGTTGGATCGCTGCTGAGAATATGATTGCACATCCATCAACGATTACGTATTTTGCTGGACTTAACATTACTTAACTTCTATAATGTTAGGATATTCGCTTGCCCATCCAATGCGGTAACCTGAAGTTTTGATTGTATACGTAGAATCTTGTTTAAGTTTTCCATATACATCACTTGAATAATAGTTACCACGTAACATATCATCTTCTAATTTGAATGTACCTTTATCAGTATATACAACATAGAATGACGTAATTGTTTTTCCAGTTTGTTCTGTGATACGTTCTTTACCTTCTACTTTTACAGTATGAGTTTCGACGTGGTTGTAAGCTTTAACATTAACATAAATTGCTGCAATGATTAAAGCTGCGATTAATGCAAAAAATAATTTAATTGATGTGTTCATAATTTCTTTGTTTTAATTAGATATGTAAATATACAAAATACTTTTGATATAAAAAAATATTTAAGCGATTATTTTTAATATTTAATACAAAATACTGGTTTTTCAGCATTTTTGGCCATGTCCATTGTCATTTTGGTTCCCTTGGAAATGCCATCCCAAAATGCAATTATTATATCGCTAGCCTCTACGATTTTAATGTTTCTAAGTGCGGCTGCTCTCTTTCCTAAAGACCAATCTGGTTTATAAATGATTGTTTTAATTTCATTAGATTTAGCCCATTTTTCAGCAAGAGAATCGGCGCCTTTAGCTCCACCGCTTACAATACAATCTACTCTAGTTTTAAGTTTATCGAGAGTAGAGCACACCAAATCATAATCATTGAAGTATCTTGTGCCTATTACACCAACTCTCATATTACAATGATTTAAAATAATCTTTAATTCGTTCTACTATAGTTGGTTTATCTTTTAAACAATCAAGAGGAGCGTACTCATTCAAAAACAATCTTTTCTTAACATCTGACAAAGAATCAAAGTTTTGCCAATTTGAAATCATATCAGCCATTTCACAGATACCAGCTTCACGTGCTCTTGCAGTAAGTATATTATAAAATTGCTCAGGAGCTAATAATGTATATTCGTTTAATGTATCAATCTTAGGTTGATTTGCTTGTCTTTGGCCTCCTTTTTTATTTAAAAGATTTGCCGCTATAATTGCACTGTATGGAAACATAATTTCTTTGTTTTAATTAGATATGTAAATATACCAAATCTTTTTGATATAAAAAAATATTTAGCTACTTATTTTAAGTATTTTCTAATAAATTTTGATTCTCTTTTATTCAAGACTAAAACATACTGAGTTCCACCTTTAGTTTGATAAACTTGATATCTTTGCCCATTTTCAAAATGCCACTCGTTTGTGTAGCTATAATCTTTGATCGATTCTTCTGCTGATTTACATGAAAATAAAACGAGAGCTAATAATATTAATATGACTTTCATTACGCTTGTTCTTTATAAGTGTTAATTAATTCACCAACTCTAGTTAAAATTGATCTTTGTGAATTACCTTCTTTTGCTTTAACATCTAAACTTCTAACTGAATTTTGCAAATATTGTAATTGAGTCAATAAGTTTCCAATGGTTGCATCGCTTACTTTCTTTTGAGATTGTTTTGCAATATGAAAACTAATTAAGTCTTCTAATTTCTTACGATTATCGTTCATTCTGTCGATACAATTCTCGTAAGTTGAAATAATAGAAAGACTTGCAGTTTTATCGAAATCTTCCATTCCACTAACATAAGAACCACCGATTTTAACAAATCTCAAACCAGAATGTGTAGGAATATCGATTCTACTCTTGTCAATTCCATAACTTGCACAAACTTCGAAGAATAATTCATTGTTGTTTGGTGTAAATTTACAATTAGTTTCAAGGATATGTTTAGCATCCATTGAGTGTAATGGAACAATGTTCTTATAAGCACTTACTGGATATTCAATGATCTCGATTTCCATGTTATGAATCTCTTCAACACTTTCATAAATTGCTTTATAAGTTCTAAAGAAACGTACAGCAAATACTTCATCTTCTAATGTAGCATAATCATATTGCTCAGAATCTTCATCATATTCTCGAGTCGAATTGATCTTTTCAAGAATTTTATTATATTCAGTTAAACCAATCGTAGTCATGTCTTCTGTGTTATCATAACCGATTAACTTTCGAATAGTATTTTTGTATATGATAGTTTCTGGTTTCTCAGAAATTGTAACTAACTCTGCTCCATTTGAAGTACCTCTCAAGGCATCTACTAATGGTTTCCCGTTAACAATAAGAGTTTTGTTATAGATAGTTTTAACTACATATAAACCAGTTTGAGAATCATAACCTACTTTAATTGAATTTTCCATGTTGTTTATCTTTTAATTACTCTGTAAATATACGAAAAAAAGCCCAAACTAAAAAATCTGGGCTTAATTATTTTTCAAAAAGTTACGAACAATTTAATCCCACCAGCCCTGCATACCAGAACCATCGAACCAGTTATCGTAATTTTTAGGATCATTACGTTCTTCTTCGCTTAAACTGTCGTGATATTCTTTGTAATTTTTACCTTTGAAGATTTCCCATAGTTCATTCCACTCTTGCTCTTCTAGCTCGTGTGTTCTATCATAAACCTTACGATTATGCTCTTTTTCTTCATCAGTTTCATTATCAACTAATCTGTAAAGCTTTTCGTTTTTTTCACCAAATGGATTGTCAGTTGTATCGCCAGTTTCTTCGAATTCCCACTCATGATGCATGATTTCACCTAATTCAGCTTCAGCCATTTCAATGTAATTATCTTCATTGATATTCTTAAGAATCTGAATAGCTCGTTGCATCTTTGCAATCTTTTTACCTCGAGATTCAAAAACTTCCATACCATCGTGCATTTTACTTTCCATTATTTCTAATGAAGTTTGTAAAGCTTCTAATGTATAACGATAGTCCCACCATCTATGATTCCATAAGACTTTACGAAATCTATAAATATTTTTTAAAAAGGCTGGGATGTTATATCTTACTGTTTCATAAGTTTTATACCACCAAGTTTGATGCATGATTAATCTTTTAATTGAATCACCGAATGTATCTGCAAATTTTACTTCCATAATAATAACGTTTAGTCATTATATTCGATAAATAGTAAAAGTTTCTAAAAATAATCACAATCATGTATACAAGACAACAAATAGAAAAAGCAGTCAAAGCTAAAAAATATCTTTGGTTCAATTCCAATAAAGATTATGACGTGAATATTGTAGGTATTAGAAATTCTGGTACTGGTAAAAAAGTCACTAATGTCTTTGATGATTTTTTAACCATTTCATTTAGAATTGATGGAGTTTGGCAATTCTTTATTTGGAATGCAACCACAGAGCCAGGTAAAAAAGGAATGTTAGAAGGTGCAGCAAAAGGTGGTGTTGCAAGATTAGTCCCTAACCAATATAGAGGTGTTTGGAAAATTGACAAGCATCAAGGTAAATATGACGCTTTATGTCAACGTAACGGAGACGTTAAAGTTTATAGAGATGCTAATAAAGATTTAGTATTTGATGAAACTAAAACTGAAACAGGTGCATTTGGTATTAATATTCACAAAGCTGGTAGAGATTCCACTTGGGTAGAAAATTGGTCTGAAGGTTGTCAAGTCTTTAAAAGAGTCAAAGACTTTGATCAATTTATGCAGATATGTAAAATGGCTGCCAAAATTCATGGCAACCATTTTAGTTATACTTTAATAGAGTCTAAAGATATTATTTAGAAAAATAAAGAGCGGCTTCGGCCGTTCTTCTTTTTAAAAGGCCTTCTAGTATTTGTTTTTCACCAGCCTCGTCAATAAGACCATCATTATCATCATCTTTACCATTATGTGTTCCATCAGCTTTGCACCATTTTAAAAATTCATCCTTAATTGTAGGATCGTTAACATTCTTATTTAACTTAACTAGTAATGTACTTGATTTTAGAGCATTTGGTCCTATATTATAAATAAAACTAACAAGTGCATCAAATTGATTTTGATTAATTTTATCTTGACAGAAAACGTCTACATATTTTTCAGAAACAGTAATCTCATGAAGCAATATTTTAACAGCTCTAGCTTCTGTAATTTTTTTGTCTTTTAATGTAACTTTTGTACCATCTTCATAAAAAGTAGAACCGTAACCTATTGTTGGTACGCCGGCCGGGCACAAATATGGTTTTAAAGCGAGTCCTTCGAAAGATTTGATTAAGTCTAATCCTTTCTTTCCTATTTTAGTTATTTTTTTCATGATTTATATATCATGAAAATTGCAGGCTGTACCGGATGGATTCGAACCACCAAGTGGAGATTCAATTGATAACATAACGCTTGCAAGCTGGTGGTCTACCCCATATTATCAATCTATTTCTTTGTCCACGCCCACGAGACAGGTGGGTGCGTATGCCGCGCTAATGCTTTTCGCCACGGTACAGTATATAATTAATCTAAAAGTCTTCTGATCTTTTCACCCAATTCTTGATCATTAGGTGTATCATTGATTAGTCTAGCATCAATTACTACTCTATTTACATTTTCATTTGCACCAAACTTTTTAGGTGCGCTATAATCTTCTGTTAAAGAATTTGATGTGTTATAACATTTTGAACATAACTGTCCAACACCAACTTCATAATACATTCTAGATTCTATATGTGTATCGACGTTAACTCGAGTGTCACAACCACATGAAATACAAGCTTCTGTTGCCATAATATTTGGTTTTTTATATCTTAATTCTTCGCATCTCCAACAAGGTTCTTTATCTAACTCGTCCCATAGATGTCTATCGCATTTCGGCATTAAGGTTATACGTTATTTTTAAGCGTTTCATCCTCTGTTACTGGCTCTAAAACATCTTTTTCAAAATGAGATAGTTCCATTACAAGAGTATCTATTCTCTCTTTCATCTTCTTGAATTCTTTAATAAATCCAATTGATAGTTCAATATTAGCTACTTTTAAATTAACTGCGAAATCACCACCTCTGTAAAATTGATTAGCATAAGATGAATAATTATACTTGATTCCAGGAGCTTCATCTTTGTATGTTTTTGCATGCATTTCAAAACCGTGTGAGTTATTTAAACCCGACATACACGGATATTCTGGCTTGCCTGAGATACCTGCCATGAAATGAATATAGTTTTTTACTTTAGTATCTAACACATGTAACCCTAAGTCACAAGATGAGTGAGGTGTGTCTTTAAAGGCTAGCGACTGCAGTAAATTAGCTCTTTGTAAGATGCTGCCAGAGAATCTACCAGCTATCACAGCAATGTCTCCTGAATTTACAACTATTAAATCTTTGTCTAGCAAAAATGGATTACTAAAGTCTTCTAATACCATTACTTCTGGCATCATTGCGATAACTACAGTTTCTTCATTATCAACTAAAGTTGTGATAAAATTCTCATAGAAAATCCAATTACCTGTTTTATCAACTTCGGTTTCTATAATCTCATGTTCAATGCCATGTTTTTTAGCCCAAACCGCTTGAGAAACAATGCACTCTTTATAAATATGCAAGTCGTGTTCAGATCCTACTGTTATTAATTTGCTTTTCATATGTTAAATTTTATATCCTAATTCTTCTTGTAAATCTTGTTCTTTGTATTTTAAAAAATCTATTAGATTTTGTCTAATTACCCACGCTTTAGGCCCACTGTTTTGTAAAGCACTTAATAAGTTATAGAAAACTTTGATTTTTAATGATTGACCTTCAGGTCTAGAGTACTCTACTTTTTCACCCCATAAGTGAAACCAAGTTAAAGTTTCTCTTTGCGCTAATTCACCGTGTGTGTATTCTTCGCCTGTTTCCCAAGATCTCCATCTTAAAGTATCTCCCATGTAAGTGTATGGAAACAATTGACGCTTTTTATATTTGCCATTATCTACGACTGCTGAAAGTAATCTTTGCTCAACAAATAATGGTTTCCAAAATATTCTAAGACCTTCTGGTGCCCATTTCACAGGTGCTGGTTTCTTAGAATTTTTAGTCATGAAATCCATTGCTAAAGCACAATATTCATCTCTTAGTTTAACGTCATTAATAACGAATAAACCAACATTGATTGGGTGACATGTTTCTAAGGATTCCATCTGTGGAAATTCATAACCATCTCTTTTGCTTAAGAAATCTAAAGGTGGATAGTTTTTATGAAAGCGCCCTTCGTCATGTAGATAGATGATACTCTCATCTTTGATTTCAATTTTTTCTCTGTAAATTAAATCATTGTCAATAAATGCAACTGGAAATTCTTCAATAGAATTTAAAACTTTCATTTTACTAGCTGCACCGAAATGAGGCCAATAAATGTCGTCTTTTTGTTCTAAAACATCAGTGTTGATATTGTCATATAATTGATCCATACCTAAAGCTTCAAAAAACTTTAAGTCCTTTTTAGTAGTGTATAAGTGAATTGGACCATTGTGTTTCTTCCATTCAAGAGCAGAAATTGTTTGAATCATCAAAACGTGTTCTGAGTAACTTGAAGCTGAAACCGATTTAAATACGTGTATGCCTGTTAAATTCATGTATCTTTAAGTTTAGATGTTATATCTATCTTCTTAAAAAAGTTTACAATAAAAAAGCCAATCTTTCGATTGGCTTTAAAATTTAATAATATGCAAATATTATTGTAAAGGTTTCTTGTTGTGTGTAATGATGTTATTAGCAATAAATAAATCGATTGTTTCTACGTCAATTAAGTAAACGTTAACACTCTTACCTTCTGTTAATTTTTCATTAACAACACTTGTAATAGTAATTTCTTTTAATTCACCATCTAATAAAATATCACCTTCTAAAAGTTCAGATGATTGAACGAACATGTATGTTAATTCTCTTTTTACCAAGTGAATGTGTTCTGCAGTAGCTTTAAGTAATCCACCATTAATATTGTAAAGTGCAAATGCTTCTACTTTAGTAGCGTTAACTACAATGGTATCTGACAATGTAATGTTTGGATTTTTAGCAGTCCAAGCGAAGTGTAATGTTTCATCTAAAGGTAAACCTTCAATGCTTACACCTTTTAATGAATCTCCAGCTACTAATTGCTCAATTCTTTTAGTTGAACCGTCAGCCATTGAAATTAAAGTTCCTTCTAACAAACAAGACGATTGCGGTACGTTTGCAAATGTAGTTCCTCTAAATTCACTCATAGAATCCGGCGTAGATGTCATACTCCCAGGATAATATCCGTATGGATTTGATCTAGACATTACTCTAGATCTGTTATACAAAGATACGCCTGATAATGCTACACCTGTTTCTGTTGCTATTTGTCCCATGGAGATAGATCCTCCTGATGATAATGCCATAATTTATTTATTTATTTTTTTATACTTTATATATCTTATAAATTTTGTTCTAAGAAGCTTTTCATAGAAAAAATTCTATTATTAAATTCAGATTCTGTTATACTTGCAAATTCGGTTGGATTTGAGCTAATTTGAGTATTCATTTGAATAATATTAGAGTTTGCAATTTCAGTATACATCACTGCACACATATTAGCTGAGCCTTCGTGTGTTGGATCTGTAACTACTTTAAAAGTATCTGTTTCTGAATCAAATGCATAAAATGCGTTGTCGTAATTTCTTTTGTAAAATTGATATGCCATGGTTTATTATTTATGTTATTGTGTTATAATGTAAGTTATATCTTGTTTTTGCTTGATATTGGTCAAAACTGGTAGAATTTACATAATCCCCAGTTCGATCGGGAGCTACACTAGTAATTTCAAGAGCTGATAAATATGCACCAGGCCCGTAATATGTATATGATACGTTAAATAAAGTAGAAGTGCTTGCGCCTTGTGCTATTGTATAATTTCCTGGTAACATCACGTATTCCCAATATATACCATTAAATGCGTAAGTTGCTACTGCCGCGTATATTATAACATCTGCTGTATATCTATATGGATGCGATGTACTTATAAGAATTCTACATTTAGCCGTACCATTAAGATTGTCTACTTCTACACTTCCAACCACTGGTAAATATCCATTCCACAAACTATTTTTAACAGTGTTTATGTCTTCGTTAGGGTCTGCTGGAGCTCCAGTTTCTGCCCAAATTTGGCCTATTGAAATAGATCCGCCCGATGATGATGGTAATGCCATTGTTCGTTTATTTTTTAATCAGCTTTAATATCTTATATATTTATTTTATTATTTGTTTTCTAATAAACTAAATATAGCTGCTTTAAGTTCGTCTATTTCTTTTTGTTGTTCTTTCATTGCTTCTACTAAAACTGCAACCATGTTTTGATACTTAACCGATTTGTTACCGTCGACGTCAGTTGAAACAAGTTCTGGAATACTAAGTTCTAATTCTTGTGCAATAAAACCAATATTGTCTTTTGTACCTGTGTCAATTCTATCATAAACAACTCCTTTAGAATTTAATATTTTATCTAATGGATTTTTGATTGATCTTATATTTTCTTTTGCTCTTGCATCAGAAAAAGCAATAATATCACCAGATGCGTAAACTTCACCAGCTGCAGTTCTACCGTTAGCTGAAGACCATACGTCATTATATGCTGAGGCTTGTGGAGAAACAGTATCTCCGTATAAACTATAAGCGCTTGATTTTACGGATGGACTAATTGGTGCAGATGCAAACATAAAATAAGTAGCTCCACCTCTAAGCCATACAACTTCTTCTGAAGAATTATGCATTTGTCTAATTCCACCGATAGGTGACATACCTGAAACAAATCTATAATTATATGAATCTATTAATCTTACTGTGTCGTTTGTTCCCCATCCATTTCCATTAGCAAACCATACTAATTTTACAGAAAAACCAGCAGGGTGCGTTGACCATGGAGTAGTACCTGAATTTAAAGCAACTCTAATAGATATTTTTGTCAAAGAGTTAGTTCCTAAACCAATAGTAACTGGATAATATGTGTTTGAATCTAATCCAACTGTACTAACATTATATGAATATTCTATATCTCCGTTGGCACCAGCTGCTCCATTTACACCTGAAGATCCACTTGAACCTGAAGTTCCATTTGCGCCAGAAGATCCGCTAGATCCTGAAGTTCCATTTACGCCAGAAGATCCACTAGATCCTGAAGAACCCGAAGTTCCTGAAACACCTGAAGTTCCACTTGAACCTGAAGAACCTGAAGTTCCGTTAGTTCCATTGACTCCTGAAGTTCCGCTTGAACCTGAAGTTCCATTAGTTCCATTGATACCTGAAGTTCCACTTGAACCTGAAGAACCCGAAGTTCCTGAAACGCCTGAAGTTCCACTTGAACCTGAAGTTCCACTAGTTCCATTGATACCTGAAGTTCCACTTGAACCTGAAGAACCCGAAGTTCCTGAAACGCCTGAAGTTCCATTAGTTCCATTGATACCTGAAGTTCCAGCTGTTCCGCTTGAACCTGAAGTTCCTGAAACACCTGAAGTTCCAGTTGTTCCGCTTGAACCTGAAGTTCCATTAGTTCCATTGATACCTGAAGTTCCATTGATACCTGAAGTTCCTGAAACACCTGAAGTTCCAGCTGTTCCGCTTGAACCTGAAGTTCCATTAGTTCCATTGATACCTGAAGTTCCATTGATACCTGAAGTTCCTGAAACACCTGAAGTTCCATTGATACCTGAAGTTCCATTGATACCTGAAGTTCCTGAAACACCTGAAGTTCCATCGATACCAGAAGTTCCTGCTGTTCCATTTGAACCTATAATACCGTCTTGGCCATTTATACCTGATGTTCCACTAACACCTGAAGTTCCGCTTAAACCAGAAGTTCCTGCAGTTCCACTTGAACCTGATGTATTTGTTGCATTTATAGAATTAACTGATTCTATTGCCGTTATTTTAGTGTTGATTGCACTTAATCTTTCTTCAAGATCTTTGATTTGATTAATATTCGGTTGCATAGTTATTTCACGCTAATATTGTTTATCTATATATTAGATTTTGAAACTTAGAATTTTAGATTGTAATCATTTTATAAAATATAACAATTTTTAAACTATTTTCAAAAACCATAGAACCAGATAAACAACTTGTTGTACTTTTTTAATAAAGCACTAAACAAAACTATGATTTTCAATTATATAGTATATAAATAATTTATAAAAATGAAAATCAATATCAAACACATCGCGCTTTTCGTTGGATTATCTTCCATCGCTTTTTTTGTCCTTTCTTTTGACAAAAAACAAACTCAAGAAATTAAATCTGTTCAAACAGAGCAACCTCAAATCGTTGAAAAAATTGAAGTTAAATCCAATTCTATTCAACGTAAAAAAGCCTCTAAATTAAATTCAGAGGCTTCTATTTCTAATCAAAAAAATTATACAATGTCAATGTTTGTCAACAATAATATTGATTCTATTGCCATTGAAGAAATTCAATTACCCGAAGAAGATTAAATCTTCGGGTTTCTAACATCATCAATCCATTCTGGAGTAATTGATAATAAAGTTTTTACAAAAAGATCAATACAAGCTGCAACATCATCTTTATGAGCCATCTCACAAGTAGTGTGCATGTATTTTAAAGGTGTTGCTAAAATAGCAGTTGGTGTATTTTCTAAGAAGAATGACATCGTATCATTACCATAAGATCCAACTGTGTGTTGAATTTTAATGTCATTGTCCTTAGCTACTTCTTTAAACAAGTTTAAGATTTTTCTGTGGTTTTGAGCCGTGTATTCAACGCAAGGACCATCTCCACCTTTGGTATCACAATCTTTAGCTTTGTTCATTTTAGGATGTGAAGTGTTATGACACACATCATGTACTAAAGCAATATCGGCTTGTAATTTTTTAGCGATCATTCTAGCTCCATACAATCCAACTTCTTCTTGAACCGAGTTAACTACATATAAATCATAAGGTAGTTTAATATCAGCCTCTGTAATAACTCTAAGCGCTTCGGCTATGATATATCCACCGATCTTATTGTCTAATGACCTTCCAACGTAGTAGTCTCCAAGTTCACTAAATTGATCATCGAACGTTGCGATACAACCAACTTCAACTCCAAGCTCTCTAACCTTTTCAGCTGAGTCTACGCCTAAATCTAACCAAAGTTCATGTTGTTCTGGTCCCATTTCTGTGTATTTGTCTCTAACGTGAACCGCTGGAGAACCAAAAAGAGCTTTAACTGTTGTGTTATCGTGTGTATGAATTAAAACAGTTTTAGAAGCTGCAATCATATTATCAGATCCGCCGTGTCTTTTAACTCTAACATAACCATCGCTTTCAATGTGAGTTATCATCCATGCAATTTCATCGCAATGAGCCTCAATAACTACTTTGTAAGGATTGCCTAATCTGCTAGAAAGATCTGGTTGTGAGCCTTGACGAACCGCATAAGCTGTGCCATAAGCATCTAATTTGACATCATTGGTAAATTGTTTAATGTAATCTGTCCAGATCTTTTGGCCTTGGGTTTCTTGACCAACTGGAGCATAAGCATTTAGATACGCGCGTAAGAATTCTTTGTTTTGCATATTGATAAAAAGTTTAGTAGGCAATGTAGGACTCGAACCTACGAAACCTCCTCGGTATCAGCGAGGCGCTCTAACCAACTGAGCTAATTGCCTAAATTTGGAAGGTCACCGATAGCACCTTCCGTGGTAGTTTTAGGAATAATTGACATTCCAAGGTTTCGAATTGTTTAACGTCTTGTTCTAAAAGACTCAACGACTGTTCCATCGTCGCCGCACGAGACTACTGCATCCTTAACGCGAATCGGTTTTAAGCTTGCTGAGATGGTAGGATTCGAACCTACGACCAATTGATTCTATGTGCTACCGCTGCGCCACATCTCAATTTATTAATAAAGAATATCTATTACATCAGATCTTACTTCAAATTGTTTATCAAAAGCTTCCATTTCCCATGGTCTAACATCATACGCTGGTAATTTGCCAACAGGATAAACTTTTTTATCAAAGATCAATTCATCTGTAATAAAATTTACATATAATTTACCAGTGTTATATTGTTGTAAATGTACAAGCTCGTGTGAAATAATTTCTAAAGCATAATTTCTGTCAACATTCTTTATAAAAATAATGTAACCATTTTCAACCTTTCTTATATGCGCTTTTAATTCTAAATCAGATGAACCTTCAACATCTAAAGGTAATATTAAAACTGAAGTTTTATCAATTTCTAAAACATGCAAACCCGCTAAAACTAAAGTATCTAAGTACTTCATATCTGTTTTGTTCTTAACAAAATTAGATTCTGTAAAAGTAACTTTGTTAAAAGGTTTGTCTTCATTTACTTTAGTAATTAGAAAAATAGCTAAAGCAAAGACCAACATCGATATTAGAATTATCAATGTTGTTTTCAGTTTTTTGTTCATTTAGAATACAAGAATTAAAATTAAAGTTGCGGCTCGTACGGGACTCGAACCCGTGACCTTCGCCGTGACAGGGCGACATTGTAACCAACTCTACTAACGAGCCATTTTATATTTTTCTACCTAATCTCCATCCCTCAGGTATTATTTCACCCTTATTGATTTTCTTAGATTCGATTTCATTTGTTATCCAACATTTTCCATATTGAGAATTGTTAGAACCCCTTTGTTTGATTGAATTAGCCATTCCTATTTTTTTCTTAGCTTCTTCTGTGTGAGATTTTCCAGTAAAGTTATCATATTTAATATAACCGTTAGCGTGGGCTTTCTTCATATTTATATAGAGTTGCCTTTTTATTGTTTCAGAATAAATAGTATTGTTCCATTTATTCTTTAACCATATTTTGTTACCTTCTCTAAGACTTAAAAAATGTTTATCACTAGATATTCCACCTCCACCGCCTAATTGTAAATTCATACACAAATCTTCGTTGATTAATTCAATATTAACTATTTCTTTTTCTCTAGCTTTTAAAGAATTCCTATCTGGCAAAAATTCTAATATTTCACAAACGTGATTATCTTTACCATGTTTATTAATTGAATGCCATAATCTTTTACCTGAACCGATATATCCATCCTGTAGTTTATCGGTTGAATGCATTCCAATATAAAACTTATTTGTAATGATACATGTTGTTTTATAAATGTAATGATATTTTCTTCTTGATGCTCTTTCCATGGATATTTAGATATTTTATAATCTATATATCCATGAAATTGGCAAAAAGTTTCATGGTACTGCCACGGAGAATCGAACTCCGATTTTTAGGATGAAAACCTAATGTCCTAACCGTTAGACGATGGCAGCATATAGTTGCGAGTGAGGGATTCGAACCCCCGACCTTCGGGTTATGAGCCCGACGAGATACCACTTCTACCAACTCGCTGTGTGTCTTTTATATATCAACCTAATAAAATGTTTCAATTTAGTTACCCGAGCAGGATTCGAACCTACACGAACAGAATCAAAATCTGTGATGCTACCTTTACATCATCGGGCAATAGTTATCTTTCTAACTTTTTAATACATTCATTAACTTTGTCTCTGAGTCTTCCACCGAATCCCCAATCACCGTCAACTTGAACGTGCCTCCACATTGGCTCTCGTGGTGTCATCCATTTAAAAGCTTCACTCAAATTTAAATCATCAATTGCAATCCAATTTGAAACCTTATTGTCTTTGGCCCATTTTAAAATTTGTGTAGCTCTTTCAAAATCAATTGAAGGCTTGCTCATTTTATGCCAAGCTCCAGTTTGACGAGCATTCATGTGCGTTGTAATATCAATGATATTAGCTGTGATACCATAATGTTGAAATATATGCTTTAGCTGAATAAAACTAAAGTGATGTTTCCAATCTGAGCTAACTACCAATTCTGCATCTGTTGCATCACATATTTTTTGCAAAGCTTCACAGTCTTCTTTAACCCATGGGTATGGAATCTGAAACTCAAAGTGAGATCCTTCTCTCAAAGTAACCTTACCGTCATCCCATGTTGCCCAAGCCAATGGACCATCTACATCTATAAAAATTACTTTCTTTTTCATGGTTTATATATTTTAATTTGGCGGAAGCTACAGGATTCGAACCTGTGGGACTTTAACATCCACATCTTTAGCAAAGATGCACAATAGACCACTCTGACAAACTTCCGTGGGGTAATTAATGGGATTCGAACCCATACTAGCAGAACCACAATCTGACGTGCTAACCATTAACACTATAACTACCATTTATGTGTTCATTATTTTTATGTGTTCATTGCGAGTGAACATTGCATAATAATGAACATAGTACCCAAGGAGAGACTCGAACTCTCAATAGACGGGTTCTAAGGCCGCCGTGTATACCAATTCCACCACCCGGGCATAAAGCCAATCCCGTAGATTGGCCGCTCAGCTTTAGGTACCGAGTTTGCGAGAATAAATCTCTGACCAGGTCATGCGTCCTTTGGGCGCCGACAGTGCTTTCTACAGGATTCGAACCTGTGACCCTCTCGGTGTAAACGAGATGCTCTGAACCAACTGAGCTAAGAAAGCATGGAGCTTCATATTGTTCACAACTGATAAACATATAGGAATATCGATTTACGCTTACGACAGCTTTTAACTGAGAGATCGTAAGATTGTGTATGAAGCATTTGTGGCCAAGGCAGGATTCGAACCTACATCAACAGGATGTGTAACTACCAGTTACATTAAGCTTTGTGGAATCGAACCGCTTGCTCTCTAAGGCCTGTTGTGTTACCAATTACACCACTCGACCATTGTGACCCCGGTGAGACTCGAACTCTCACGTCTTACGACCACGGTTTCTAAGACCGTTATGTCTACCATTCCATCATCTGGGTAACTTTACCAATATGTCAATGAACTATTCTTGTCGGGTAAGCAGGATTCGAACCTGCGTGCTCTAGCGTCCAAGGCCAGCGAGATAAGCCTGACTCCTCTATTACCCGTTATTATAAAATAAAAAAGCCCGATAAAATCGGGCTCTTTTTAAAATCTTGTATGAATATAACTTACTAATTCATATTACAATTAACATTGAGCCCTTGCATGCGATCACATACCATCGGTTTATTACTAAACTGATAATTATTCTCTATAATATGTAGCCCTTGCTGTTTCATTGTTGTTTTAATTTTAATTATACTATATATACTCGTTAATTTCAAAAAGTTTCAATTTTTTTAAACTTTTTTTTAAAAATCTGGATTTGTAATTTTTAAATCGTAATCTGTAAATCCAATAAACTGATTATCATCTGCTTGTATTCTTCTTTCAATTGAGTCTTGATTATCATTTCTTTCACTTAATCTTTGTAATCTTGTCTCTTTGTCAATATCTAAGTAAATTACGAAACATTTAGCTCTTAATTCTGGAGATAATAATGCAAGTCCTTCTACGTTTAAGATCATTGCATCACACTCTTCAAAGACATCTTTTGTCATTCCATAATACCAACCATTAAATTCTTGGTATTCTACAAATTCTCCATTTGCAATTCTTTGTTCAAACTCTTCTCTTGAGATAAACAAATAATCTTTACCATCGACTTCGCCTTCTCGAGGTTGTCTAGATGTATAACTAACACCGTATTTTGCACCTCTTTCAATAAAACGTTTTCTAAGATAATCTTTACCTGCGGCACCTTTGCCTAATAAAACTATTTTCATATATGTTATTTTACTGTTGTATCTAAACTTTGTGAAATGTTTCTTAAAAGATCTAATTCATTTTTAAACATTTCCTTTTCCATTTTAACTCTATCGTTTTCAATTCTACGACGAACTTTATCAATAAGAGGTTTCATTTGTTCACTATGGAATTGACGAACAAGATAAAATTTGTGGTTTGTGATTTTAATAGATTCATCGCTTAAAACGATAAAATACTCATTAGCCCTATTTTCAATGTAATACCTATTATGATGTACTTCAATAGGTGTCATTAAAAATTTAGAATCCTGTTTAGAACACATCTTAGTTACAATCTCGTGTAATAATTTCTGTTCATCATCAAGTGGCTTAACATTTCTGTTTTTGTACTTGACTTTTAATTTCAAATAGCTTCTCTTAATAATATTCATACTTTATGTTTTTAATTATGTAGTAAATATACAACTAATTATTGACATAAAAAAATATTTAAGCAATTATTTTAAAATTATTTTACAGTTTGCGCTATTAATGTCTTATATCTAGTGGTAGACCAACCATGATCGCGGTTTAAGAAGTGAACTGGAATATTAAGTTTATCACCGGTATATGGTTTATTGATATAATCATCGCCTAAAAATCTAACATCTGGACTAACCCATTCTATCAAGCTTAAAAGATCTGCTTCAGTTTCATAAACCAACACTTCTCGAATCTGTCTTAATGAAAGTAAAATACTCATACGCTCATTAACACTCAAAATTGGCTTTAGCTTTTCAGGTCTTTCAATAGAAGGATCTGAGTGTAAAAGTACAATTAGCTTTTCACAATTTTTAGCACATTCGTTAAACATATAAATGTAACCGGGGTGTATCACGTCAAAGTTTCCAGCTATGATACCAATATTATACTTTTTCATTAATTATTTTGTGTTATATGGATTAGACGTTGGCCATGTTTTGTTAATATGATCCATGATACAATCTACCATCTTAGCATTACCTAATTCTCCAGGGTGACCATCACCTTCGTGCCAGTTTGGAACATCTTTGTAATTTAAATCATGTCCAACTGCATAACCTTTATTACCCCAACAAAATAAACTCAAAGCTATATTTTCATGTGGATTCTTTATGTTATCGTATTGATTTTTCTCTGGCAATGGAAATAAAGGAATGTTATAATAATGATCCGGATGAATAACCTCTTCCCACGTTTTATCTAAGAATAAAATTACGAAATGAATACCTATCTTTTCTTCTAGAAATTTAAGAGTATTCCAAACTCTCCAATAATTCCAAAACATTTGATCATGTAACCACGTGTTTGCAAAATCAAACAGTAACATGAATTCTTCGTCTGTTTTATTAATATGTCCAACCTTTCTATTCCAATTAAAACCATCTAAAGTATCTTCCATGGTTCTTTTGTTCATCATTGCAGTTGTCAAATAATATCCATTAGGTACAATACCTAATCTATTATGATCTGTGAATTGAAAAACAACCAAATCATCTTTTTTGAAATCTTTCATTGCGAAAGATAGACGATGAAAAGCTTCATTAAATTCAGAAGCTCCTGTCCCCCATGAATCATAAGGTACCTCGTATTTTCTTGCTAAAAGATCTAGCCAAAACATGTTTTTAGGCACTAATTGTCTTGTACTAAATGAACATCCAAATGAATGAATTTTACCTCTCATTATATTGCTTCTACTATTTTAAATACTCCGTTGATTATTGATCCTATTGTATAAGGGTGCGTAATTCCAGCTGGAGTTATGATAATATCACCTCTATTTAATTGTTGTGCTACGTTTTGTATAGGAAATGATACAGTTGACGTGTGTTCTGGCTTATTACTTAATCCAATAAGTATCATGAACTTGTTAATATGCCCGTTTACTTTAATATAATTAAAATTATTAGCTGAATTAACTCTAGCTAATTGGATGCTTTGACCCCATGAAAATTCTAATTTATTATATTGTCTTAAATTACTTTTGTATTCTTTAGTTTTAGCGCTATAATCAACAGGCGACATAAAATGCCCATTAACATACATGTCTAAATCTGGTCTTGAATGATGTGTAAGTTCTAAAAAGTACTGAAAGAATGGCTCTTGTATTTTAGATTGAACATATTTGTTAAGTTTATCAATACTGTCTTTGGAAATTTCTTTGTAATATTGATCGTCGTTTACTTGAGCTTCTTCAAAATACGCATCTAAATCTTTTAAAAGATTTGCCATTTCAGATTTTCCATCATTCTTAAATAATAAAATGTCAGAGTGTAATAATTCCATAGTTAAAAATTCTTATAATTAAAGGGATCTTGTTTTTTATAACGTTCTAAAGAGGCTTTAAATGCTTTCTTTTTTCTGCGTTCTGCTAATTTTACTTGAATCCAAGTTATCAATTTCTTTATCATAGTTTTGTTATATAATAGTTATTAATTACTAAAACATCCATTTCACAATCTAAAAATCTTTCAATTGCATCATGTGGTGTTGCAGTTATGGTTTGATCTTTAAAATTAAATGAAGTATTCAAAGATATTGGAAATCCTGAAATATCACCTAATTTTTTAAGTAACTTATAGTATTTATCGTTTTGATTTTTGTTAACTGTCTGTACTCTAGCTGAACCATCTGCGTGTGTAATAGAAGGTAATGTCCATTCTTTTTTAACTTGCATCACTTGATTCATATAAGGCACAGTGTCTTGAATTTCAAAGAATTTAGCAGCATCTTCTTCAATACACGAAGGTGCAAAAGGTCTAAAGCCTTCTCTCTTTTTAATAACTCTATTTAGTCTAGACTTCATTTCTGGGTCCAATGGACTAGCAAGAATTGATCTATTTCCAAGAGCTCTAGCTCCAAATTCCATTCTACCTTGACACCAGCCTATAACTTTGTTTTCGTTAATAGCTGTTGCCGTTTTTTCTATTAGTTCTTCTTCAGTCAATTCTCTTACATCAATCTCAAATTGAAAATAAGTAATAGCTGTATGAATGTCCCATAGATTGAATTCTGAGCCTAAATATGGAGACGTATTATCTGCCGTTTTACCAGGATATGATGCTAGGCATGCACCAATAGCTGACCCTGAATCTGATGGGGCAAAGGGAACCCAAATATGTTCGAACAATCTGTAAGCTTTATTATTTGCAACTCCATTATATGCACAACCACCGCTAAGGCATAAATTATTGCTTCCGGTTTGTTCTTTTGCAAATTCTAAAATATGCATAAAAATACGTTCATATACCATTTGTACCGAGGCTGCTAAGTCTTTATGACATTGTTCCATTGGAGCATCTTTAGTTCTCGGAGCCATATTTAAATATTCACACAATGTGTCTTTGAACATGATTTTGTCTGAGTATTCCCACGTAAAATATTTTTGATCGATAGAAAATCTACCTTCTGGTAAAAGTGTAAATAAGGCAAACAATTCTGGGTAATAAACTTCTGGATTTCCATAAGGTGCTAAACCCATTACTTTATATTCACCTTCGTTTGGTTTAAAACCTAAAAATGAAGTGAATGTTGAGTAAAACATACCTAAAGAGTGCGGAAAAACTGTCTCTGAAATTTTTATTAGCTTGTCATCTTTAACTTGAGAAACTGTCATCGTATCCCACTCACCTACACCATCGATAGAAACGATTGCACAATCATCAAATGGTGAAGTCTTATATGCAAACATGACATGTGAGATGTGATGATCTACAAGAGTAACTTTGCCATTGTAATTTAGATGTTGTTCTAATAAAGCATTAACGTTGCCTTCTATTTTATGTCTCTTTAAAAATTTAATTCTATTAAAGAATGACTTGAAAAAATGTTTGTCAAAAGTAGCAAGAACCCTTTGTTTTTTAAGCTCTGGATTTTCATACCAACAAACTTCATCAATATCTTCTATTGTTAAATTTAAATAGTCAAATAACCACTCAATAGATTTTTTAGGAAAGCTAAAATCATGTTTAATGCCTGTAAATCTTTCTTCTTCTATTGCTGCTAAAACCTTGCCGTCTTTTACAATACATGCAGCAGAGTCATGATAAAATGCTGAAATACCTAACTGTATCATAAATCGTAATGTTTTTTTAATTCGTTATAGTAAACTTGTGCTACAACTCTATTTCCTTCTAACGTTGCGTGAAAATCATCACATTCTCCGTTAGTTAATTGTTTTATCTGTAAATGGTTGATAATTAAAAAATCATGAATGTGATTGATCTCTTTATCTCCAACCATTAATGCTAATCTATTCTTTAAAAACACATCTTCTTTATGTAGTTCTGGATCATTTAAAGGTTCACCAAAAACTTTAAAATCAATGCCTTTATAATTTAGCTTACATAGAAAATTAAAAAATCTATTGTTAAGATCTTCTACCATTTTCATAGGTTCACCGAACGTATTTAACCAAGTTTCTATAAGTGGTTCTTTATTTATTATCCTTTGTGCTGTTTCGTGAGAATCTTCCCAGTACTTTCCACTGTGAGCGGATGCACAAAATTTATCTTTTCTAATAGCATAGTCCCAATTACAGACAATATATCTGTCTAGCTCGACATCCCATAATTCAATTCTACCATAACCTGAATTTTCTAATAAAAATAAAGTGTCTTTAACTTTATCTGGATTTTTAGCCATCCATTCTTCAGTAGTTCTTATTAAATATTCAACACCAGCCCCAGGCAAAGCTAGATTATAAACTTTGATTTTAGGATCTATTTGTTTTTGTAAAAAAGCTGGCCAAGCGCAATCTTCCATTTTTGCTGGAATAGGCTCGTCCATGTGTTTTTGTATTATTGGTCTGTTGCTATTTTTATCTTCAAATCCTCCACCGGCTGTAAAAGATGTACCACAGACAAAAATGTATTTAAATGTTCTCATTGATTTATATATTTAGACTAGTTTTTCATAGCCATTTGGTGCTATGTTAGATTCAAATCTATCAACTTGTATGAATATTGGTTCTTTTTCTTCTTTTACTTTAAAGCTATCATCTAGTTTTGAAAGTTCCCAATCATAAGCTTGTGTTATCTCAACTCTATTTAATCTTTTTAATAGTTTGATAGCACCTTCGACTGAAATGAAATAAGCAAAGCATGAAACTTTTTTAGCAGTTAAATTCCATATGTCAAATTCTGTAAAATCAACACTATTCCAATCTACTGATTTTACAATATCAATATCGTCTTCTATAATTAATAGATTTGTATTGTTATCGATGCATATTGGCACATTAACATATGACTTACAAATGTAGCCTTAACTGCATCTTCATTAATATTCCAAATGTGAAAGTCTGTGGTTCTAAAAAAATGTTTATGAGAATCTGTCAGTTGATTTGGTGCAAATGCATCAAAGAATTCAAAATCTAAACCTATCTTAGATTTAATAGAATTCATCCAATCTCTTCGATCTACATCTTTTTGTAAAGACAGGACTAAAGTTTTAAAATTATTCATTGTTTATAAAATATAATTTGACTTTAGTTGAGTATAAAATTGATTGGCAATTTCTTTATTACCAGATAATGACCCATGAAAATCTGGATATTCACCTTTGGTTATATGTTTTATTTGTAACTTTTCTTTTTCTAAGAAGTCTAAAATGCCTTCAGTTTCCCTTTTACGAGAATCATAAAGCTTTAATCTGTTGTTTTGTACTATAGCATCTTCATTGAGCGTTGGATCCCAAAATGCATCACCAAATATTTTAAAATCTATGTTTTTGTATTTTAATTTACATAGAAAATCAAAGAAATTAGATTGTATTTTTTCAACAAAATAAGTAGGTTCCACGTATCTGTTAAAAAAAGTTGAAACTAATTCTTCTCCAGTTGCCATTTTTTCTGTATTAGATTTAGGCTCTCTGTCATAAATACCTGAATGAATTGAAATTATTGAGTTTCTTTTATCAAAACCGTAATTACAAACAACATATCTTTCAATTTCAGCATCCCATAATTCCATTCTACCATAGCCAGAAATTTCTAATAAGAACAAAGTATCTTTGACTTTATCTTTATTACTAGCGATCCATTCGTTTATGATTCTTGATTGATATTCTAAACTTGATCCAGAAAGAGCTAAATTATAAACTTTAATTTTAGGATCTATTTGTTTTTGTAAAAAAGCAGGCCATGCACATTCTTCTATTGTAGATGGAACATGACCTTCATATTTTTTTAATACCTCAATCATCGGGCTAAGCTCTGAATATCCGCCTCCGTGCGTGAACGAAGTGCCGCATACTACGATATATTTGATTGATTTCACGTATTACTTTTTTTACAATTCTTTGTGTTTTATATATTGTTCCTTTAAAAGCTTACTAAAGTGAATGCCAAAAATACCAACGTTTGTAATAATGATAGGTTCGCTGTGCAATAAAGCACCATAAACTATCCATATCAAGCATCCTAATGCATTTACTAATCTTAATGTTTTAATGTCCTTCATCATAAATGAAAGTCCAGTAATAAATGTTGCTAAGTAACCTATTGCTTGTATCATATTTAATCTCTTAAGTAATCATCTTCTATTCTAACAATATCATCTTCTCCAAAATAAGTTCCAGTTTGAACTTCTATAAATGTTACGGGTTCATTTGTTTGATTCCATGCCCTGTGTTTAGCGCCTAATGCTATATGAATAGACTCTCCAGGGTTTCTGTAATGTTTATAATCATCTAAGACAATTGTCAATTCACCTGACACGACGATCCAATGCTCTGTTCTTTTTTCATGATACTGATATGATAATCTTTGATTTGGATTAACAATGATCTTTTTAACTTTTGTGTTTGCTTCATCTAAAAGAACTTCATAAGTTCCCCACGGTCTTGTCTCTGTCATATTTTAATTACTTAAAGGTGCTTTGATAGTTGGATGTGATTCATAATTGCACAACTGAATATCTTCTTCCAACAAACATTTAAGAAAATTATCGCGTTTTAGTGATTCTAAAAATGGAATATCAGTATTCCAAAACTCGTCATTAATATTTAATGTTGGTAGTTTTATCGACCATCTAGTTATTTGTTCTTTAGCTTGTTCTAAATGATTAGAATATAAGTGAACATCGCCAAGATTTCCAATCAATTCATCTGGAACCATATTAACTTCTTTTGCGATGATTTCTAATAAGAGTGCATAACTTGCAATATTAAATGGTAAACCTAAGAATGTATCTACACTTCGTTGATTCCACATTAATGAGATTGATCGTTTAGGTATATTATGAAAGTCTAAAAAACCATGGTGTCTATTATCATAATCAACTGTTCCGTCTTTGGTTCTCTTTCTCATAAGGTCTAATCTCTCATCTAAACTCAACTCTCTTGTATAAACTTGAAATCCATAATGACAAGGTGGAAGAACCATTTGGTCTAATTCTCCAACATTCCATGCATTAACCATTAATCGTCTAGAATCTGGGTTTGTTTTAAGGTCGTTGATTAGATTTTGGATTTGGTCTATAGATCGGTATCTAAAACCATCACCATCGGGGTCTGTGTTATCATAAAAGAAATTTTCACATTTTCTCCATTGCTTACCATAAATTGGACCCAGTTCTCCCCACTTCTTAACAAACTCATCATCTGTTTTAAAACGAACTAATCTGATTTTATCGATAAATTGTTCTTGAGTCAATGGTTCAGCATCTTTTGTTAATTTTAAATAATTCTTGTAAGCATCTCCATTCCAAATGTTACAACCATTATCAACCAAATACTTGATATTTGTATCACCTCGAAGGAACCATATCAATTCTGTTATGATTGATTTAAAGGGCATTTTCTTAGTTGTAAGCAATGGAAATCCTTCCGACATTTTATGACGAATTTGTCTTCCAAAGACTGAGACAGTTCCTGTTCCAGTTCTGTCACTTTTTATTACACCATTGTCAAGAATATCTTGCAAAAGTGCTTGATATTGAGTATCTATGTTATTCATTATTTTAAAATTTCAGTGTTTGGATCTATTTCAACTTCAACTTCCCATCTAGGATTTCTTTCTGTAACTAATTTGATAATTCCGTAAGCCAGGTGGTTGTATTCTGAGCTTGTCAATTTAAATGTTGCTTCTGTAACAAGTTTTCGATTGTCATAGGCAACTTCAACGCCACTTAATTTAGCAATTACAGCACCTTTATGGTAAATACTTCCGTTTTCGTATGTTAATCCTTCTGAAGAAACGTGTCTTAATTCTGAACAACTTGTTATTGCAAATATTGCAAATAATGCGATTAATTTTTTCATAGTTTTGTTTTTAATTAATTAATAATGTATACTGTTATAATTCCCATATACTTTTCTTTTTTCTTTTAAATCTTTTAAAAAATAGGCTGATAAAAAACCATATTGCCGCTAATACTTTTTTCATATTAAGACATTAAATCTGGCTCATCATCCCAATTTGTGTTAATACTCGGCTTTGATTCTATTTGTAAATCTTCAATCCAAATGTATAAATCTGTTTCTATTGGATTGGATTTACCTGGAATGTACTCTGGATTATTAATAGTTTTCCATTTCATTCCACATCTCTTACAAGTACATTTGGTTGGCATCCAGCCAAAATTATAAGAGTAATTGTGCCCTTTAATCGAGCAAATTATTTGTTTGATTCCCATCTATTTCTTTTATTTTTCCAACAACTCCTTGTATTGTATTGTTTAATCTTTCTTTTTTCTTTCTGTATTCTTCGCGAATCCATTCCTCGCGACCATCTTCTAATAAAGCTTTATTTACTATCTTGTCAATTTTTCTAAAGATTTTAGCGTGAATAATATCTGGTCCTTCGTGTGATGGTGTAAAGAATAACTTTTTGGCTGTAAGTCCATCGAAGCTTAGAAAAAGCTCAACTGATCTGGAATAGATGTTTAAAATCTCTACTTGGACATCGACATAGACAAATGGTCCAAGCTTGAGAATATATGGATTACTTCCATCTGGATTTCTAGGTTGGTCAACTGTGATTTTATAAGATCCTTTTAGGTCTTCTGCTATAAATTCTGCGTAAGTCATATATTTTGAATTAATAAGTTATCTATTATATTCAGAAAAAATAAAAAGTATCATGATTAGGCAATAAAAAAGCCAATCTAGATTGATTGGCTTATGTTTTGAGTGGTAGCTCCAGAGAGATTCGAACTCCCAAGTCATCTTTAGAAGAGATGCATTATATCCCTTTAATTATGGAGCCATAATGTTTTGAGCCTCCGACCGGGTTCGAACCGATGACATCAACATTACAAATGTTGCACTCTACCTGCTGAGTTACGGAGGCATTTAAATAGTACCCAGGGCCGGACTCGAACCGGCACGGGACCTTCGTCCCAAAGGATTTTAAGTCCTTCGTGGCTACCATTACACCACCTGGGCAACATTAATATTAAAGAACTTTCGTTGTGTATATATTACACGCAATCTTCAATTAGTTTCATTATATGCTAAAATAATTTAATATTTACCAGCATTTTCTTTTACCATTACAAAAAACTTCAAAGCTTTGATACATGTTGAGTCTGCTCTTGAAATAGCTTGACTTAAATTGTTATCTATGATAGCTTCAACAAATCCACCGCCTTGTAAGATGTTATCACGAGTCATGATAATAGAAGCAGCAATATCTACAATATGTATTCTTTCTCCTTCAGTGACTGGTTGAGCTAAACACCATTCTAAATTTTCATTTGCATATTTTTTAGCATCCGCCTTTGCTTTTTCAAATAAGTCTAATTTCATAATAATAGTTTTAATCGTTTAATTATAAGGCTAATATACTGCTTTTTATTGACATAAAAAAATATTTAAACACTTATTTTTAAATTATTTTTACATATATGAAGTAGAAAGGTCTCGAAGATGTTTTAATAAGGCCTGATCTTCAATTCTATGAATAACTTTCATGCCAGCTTGCTGTCTTTTAAGGCCAATTGCTGTACCACCAGATCCGAATGTAATTGTATGGGTCTTTGCAACTTTAGGATCCATTTCAAAAATACAACCTGCAAATTGATCTTCCTTTGTTTGTAAAGGAACTGACAACCAATAAACTCGATGTGAATTCATTATTTTGTTATATTGATTCTTTGGAATTGAGAATGAATCATAATAAATCAGAGGTGCATTTGTCTTTACTTCTACATTATGACCATCAATAATCATATCTTTTTCTGAATCAAAGATATTTAAGGACTCTTCAACACTTGAGCCATTATCTCTAAAATGTTTAGCTATGATCTTTTCACCTAGCATACCTAATAAGATCTTTTTATAATCTACGACCATGTGTCCATTCTTTTTTATAAATTAATTCCCAGTGTTTTCTATATTCTCTGACGTTAATCATCTTGATCGTATAATTTGAATATTCATCGTCTTTATAAATACTAACAAATAATGCAACTGAAGATGGAGTCACGTGATGCTCTTTTGCCCATTTAAATAAAGCTTTGGTATTACCTTTTTGTCTAACCTTTTTGGCAAAAGTTTTAAAATCACAATCCCATATAGAAGGATAGTAGCTCAGAATACCCGAGCTACCGCGTCCTATATAACCAATATTATATGCAATTTGGTCCATTAGTGAGAATCTCCTACGTTATTTTTTTCACCGTAGATTAAATAGTCTGGGTTAATAACCTTAGCTACTTTACTTCTTTCACCAGAGACATGTTTGATTACAATTCCTTCATGTGGCACTTTGGTGCCTTCAATAAAGTTGTTAAAGACAAAACGATCTTGAATTTCTTGAGACCATAAGCCATCGTAAAGAACTTCAACGTGATCAAATCCTAATTCATTTGCATACATTTCTGTCCATCCGGTTGGTACATAATCACCATTAAGAGTTACGTCAAACATAGAAAACTTAATTTCAGTAAGACCGTACTCGTAATTCTTTTGAATTCCTGCACCGTAGATTTCACCATAGATACAAAAACCTTCACCAATTCCTTCAGGTGTTGCAGTCTCTTTAATAAAATTCCACAACTTAGATTTGATCTTATATTTGTCTGCAATTTCATACCACACGTTAGTGTCATAGAATCCTTGTGATTCAGAACCTTTTTCAACGTTATGAGAACCAACTACAAATTCATATCCAGCCCATTTGTCACCAAAAAAAGCTTTAAGTTTTGTAAGTAATCCTATCTTCTTACGTTTTACAATTCCATATCGTGCGTTAGTTCCATGTAATTTACGAGTGATTTGAACTGCGTTCTCTTCAGTAAACATACCTGCAACATTTTTCAAGTTTGGAAACTTGTAATAGATTTTAAAGTTAGGATTTTCACTGTAACGAATCTTTTTGCCAGAAGTTAATTGGATTTGTTTAACCGGTGGCTCGAATTTAGTGATGCCTAATTCTTCCATTAAGTCGCGACCTTCTCTAATACTAGAAGCCTTGATATGAACTATTGGAATAATCAAACATTCAGAGTAAACACCTCTTAGTTTTACAGTTCTAACTCTTTGACCTTTACGTAAATAATTAGTAACACCCATCTTTTCAGAAAGTGCTTCAGGAATAACTGCGTCAGTTGTTGCAATTACAGTTAATGAACCTACGGTGAATTCACCTTTTTTTGTAATAGCATTCCAACCTCCAGCAACTACCAATTCAATATTGTCAGCTCCTTCAATTGCTTTAATCTCGTTAATTTTTGCTACATAGCAAACTGAATTTTGATTTTCCATCTTGTGTTTTATTTAGATATGTAAATATACATAATTAATTTGACATAAAAAAATATTTAAGCAAATATTTTTAGCACCCTCTTTCTTATATGACTATTTCTTACTGTTTACGCCCATATAAGAGTAGGGTCACGTAGTTAATCTGTTAAGTACTTCGGACAATTTAATGTACAATCTTCCGCTTTAACTACTTGCTGAGAACTCATTTGTGTTGTGTAGGATGTTATGACCTACCTCGTATTTCATATTTCTTTCTCAAGGGAACAACACATCTACCATTACTGATAGTATCTTTATGTAAATAAGGAAGGAAATTACATCCTGTCTTCTTTGCTTCATACCATGAAAGGTACTGCCCACACTACTGAGTCCGCTTATTTACAAAGGTATTCAATGTTTAACCTAATTTTATAATGAGAGCATCTCACCTCAAAGACTGTTCATAAACTAGTTTAAGTAGAGTGACCAGGACAGGATTCGAACCTATAACCGTGCGTAATCTTCACCTTCAACTCCTTGTACTTCGGAGTCCGTCACAGCGTTCCGCCACTCTTGCTGAGGCTTAGTGTCTACCAATTCCACCACCTGGCCGATAAAATTTAACCTCCTGTTATATCATCGACAGCATCTGATAAATCCTCAGCTGCGCTAGATATAAGTTTTGTAGTTGCGTTAACTTCCTCTCCTGTTGCAACATTCACAACATCTTTAACGATTGCTACTGGCGTTAATACGGTCTTAACCGTTGCTGTAATAATACTTGAAAAAAATCCCATAATTTTATATTTTATATGTTTGTAGTTAGAGTAGGATTCGAACCTACGACTTTGCAACCCGGAGGGTGTGATAGACCGCTTTCACATTACGCAATATCTAACTTCCATAAATCCAGTCTGACCTGCCAGACAGTACGAGTCGGTATTAGTAGTTTCGCGCGCCGTTTTCGTAGTGGATCTATTTATTATATCTTAAACCTTTAAAAAGTTTAAAGTATTGTGTCTTTATATCCTTGTTTCCAATCCAACCAAGGCTCATCAATTGCCTTTAATAATGATAAATATTTCCAGTGCATAAACAATTTACGCTCGTTCCAATCTTCATATTTTTTAATTAAAAGATCTTGCTTGTCCATTTCAGTTTTATAGAAATCTGCTCTTTCTGAAAGTTTAGTAAAACGATCATCTAATTTTGCAAGTCTTTTTACAGCATTTTCAGTTGATAGTCCTTGCATTGATAATGAAACTATAAGTTCTTTTAAATTAACAATCATGTCAATCATAGAGTTTAACTTCGGTACTAATGCATTGTAAGATGTCTTTGCAGATTCCTTTGATCTTTTAAAGCTATTGTAATTTTCTTGCAATTCCTTGTCAGCTAGATCTTCGTGAATTAATTCAGTAACATCAACGCCATACATTTTATCGAATTGTTCTCCAGCTGGAATTGGCGCTAAAAGAGTCATTCCTGCAATTTCTTCATTTTTAGTTTCATTTAAAACAGCAACGTAACAATTACCTCTTTGTGTTTCTAATAATTCTTTAACTTGTTTTTGAGTGTATACTTTCATAATCTTATTTTGAGTAATTTCTATCTAATAAATCGTTCCATGTTAATGTGCCTACTAATGATGGTATATGTAATGAATCTGTGTAAAATTCCCAATCTCCATCAAAATTTGTAAAGTTAATTTGATAATGATCTTCTTTGATCGTAACTAAACACAAATCATTTGCATACTTATTTTCTCCAACCTTCTTAAATGAATTCCTTTCTAAAAAAGAACCTATGATTTCTGTGCTATTCATACCACTGCGATTGATTAATTTCATATACATCTGCTCTTGTGATTGGCGTATTATCATAAAGTCCTTTTGCAACTATAAAGCCAAATGCAAAACCAATTAGCAATAGTATTAAAATCATTTGATTTGTTTCTTTTTCTTTCATAATTACATTGCGTTTACTGCTGTTATAATTTTGTCAATCTTAGCTAATAAAGCTGTTTTAGAACCACCTGCCCTTTGATTAATATAACCTCGAGCTGTTTCAAGATCTTCTAAAGACCATTTTTTCTGATCACCTATCACTTTAGCTCCTTGATAATTCGTAGTGATTTTATTATCGACATAAGTTAACATGAAATCTAAACATTTATCATAATTGCCTGTGTTTGGATCTACATCTTTACTGGCTGTTTTAATATCGTCGTAAAGAGCTTGAACATTATTCGGTCTGTTCACTAAAGATTTCATAATAACTGCTTGTGTTAAATATTGAAATCTTTTACTTATAAGAGCTTCGGCAATATACTTAGTTTCAAAATTAGCAGTTTTGCCGTAATTTCCAATCCATCCAAGATACAACCACGTAGATCTGATTTCATCTCTTTCTGGTAATTGTTGCGTTACGCTACCATTATCTAAACTTCTGCGAGCAATATCACCAGCAAACCAAATTGGATCTAAAACCGATTCGTATGTGTCATCTGACATTTTACCATCAACCATCATATTAAATGGACCAAAATTTCCATTTTTGTATCTGATTACGTGTTGAATATAAGCGCTAGACATCCATTTCATTGTGTTATAAGACTCTTTAAAGTCTGAATATCCATGCTCACCTGGGTGTCTTTGACCTTCTGTCAAATTATTAAATACAATTCTTTTAAATCTTACAAAGTTTTCATCAGTTGGTGCATTCAAATATTGATTATATGCATTTTTAACAGCTGCGTTGCCTTCTCTTAAAAGAAGCATTGGCTTGTCTGGCATAATATCATTAATAGAATTAGTGTCAATCCAAGATGGCAATAAAATAGGCACTTTAATTTGTGTAAAGTCCCAAGAATTAACTTGATTTGTAGTGTAAACTGGATTATTTAGACCAATTGACATTGCAAATTGAGTTTCAGTTACTACTTCAGCTCCTGGTTGATAGACATTCTTAATTGAATTTCGAGGTGTAACTTTACCTTTTGTCAAACTTTTAATGTAATTCATCACGTTTGAAGCATCTTGTATAGAAACGTGTTTGATTGCTCTTTGAAATGTTCTATTCATAAATGGAATAGAATCAATGTTGTTAAATAAAGCAATGTCATAACCGTCTTTAGAGACGTGGCAACTCATACATGAATGACCATCGCCGTCTAAAGTGGTTGTATAGACAGTTTCACCTTTAAGAATCGATTCTTTTAAAGAGCTTGAATTAAGAATTCTACTGTCTAATTTAGAATCTGAGCTTAATTCTCCTGGAGCAACTGTTGAATTTTTTACAACTGGTGTAATCTCAGAAAGTTCGTCTTTTGAACAAGATTGAAATACTAATGCTGCTACTAATAATAATGATAATTTTTTCATACTTTTATTAATTTGTTATATGTAAATATACAACTAATATTTGACATAAAAAAATATTTAAGCAATTATTTTCGCATTATTTACAATTGTATCTCAAATCTGTCTTCCATTTGCTTTAATTTTTCTGCTGGAACACCATGTTGGTTAACTCCATTGTGTCTATTTTCAACAATTAAAGCATAAACAATATAACCATACTTTTTTGCCAAAGTATAATAGGTTTCCATTTCCCATTCTTGTGTGAATGTGTTTGAGATAACAATACGTTCTTCGCCGTTTTCCATGTCTTCTTTACAAGATGATTGGCAATATTTATGAGCTTGTAAAAGCTTTACAGCCTCAAACTTATATTCGCCTTTCTTATTTGTAAAGAAATGATCTGCCTCGTGATGTGTTCCACCTAAAGATTTCGCAACTGTTGATTTGCCAGAACCTGGTAAACCTCTTAATAAAAATAATTCTTTCATGTTTGTTTATTTAGCAAGTCTGAGCATCGTTATGATGATCGAACTCGTGTTTTAATAATGATTGTATTGGTCTATCTGCTATTAGTTTCAAGACTTGTTGAATTGTATATGGTTGAAAATCAGGGTTTCCATCAAGTCCAACATCCATCATTTTACCTGGCCCAAGTTTAAATTGGTGAGGTGTATGAATATGACCATGGACGTGCATAACACCTTGTCCCATATCTTGCCAAGAAGCTAAAGGATAATGACTCATAACAAATCTATATCTTTTTGCAGCTTGACCTTTAACCTCAGGTTGCATAACAATAGTAACCATTCTTTGCTCATTTACAGAAGCAAAAAGATCTTGCACGTTATCTCTGTTGTTAAGGATGTGATGATCATGATTTCCTAAGAACAAGTGAATGTTCTTACAGTTTAGTTTGTTTCTAAACTCTACAATAGACTCAAAGCCCCCAAAAGACCAGTCACCCAAGTGAATCAAGATGTCATCTGGCATAACTAACATATTTATATTGTCTTGTATGTCAATGTTCATTTGATTCAAGGAGTCATAATCTCGAGTCCCTCTAGCGCCATCCCACTTAGAAACACCTCTACAAATATTTGTATGGTTGTAATGCGTATCTGAAGTAAAAAAGACTCTTTGTCCTGGGTTAACTATTATTTTCATAATTCTTGTTTTAATATAAACTTTCGTGAGCATTAATAGAGATAAATTCTCCGTCTTCATTTAAAATGTCTAACTCTTCATCAGTCATTTCACGATCTCCGTAATCTGCTGATTCAATATAAGCATCGCAGAAATCTGGATAATCTTGCATATCTACACCACCAACTTGAACGTTACTAATTTTACTGTAATCTAATTTAATATCTGTCATAATAAGTTTGTTTTTAATTATAAGGCTAATATACAACTAATATTTGACATAAAAAAATATTTAAGCAATTATTTTTAGTAATGATTCATAATATCTAACGAGTCTGGATAATAAAGCAGCGTAGGATTCTTTTTTTGAATATCTAGATCTGGATATTTCTCTTTGAACTTCATAACATCAAACTTCTTAGTGATTAAATGAAAACCACTTTTAGTTGGAATAATTGATTCGATTTTTGGTCCAACTTCATAACCTATTGGCATTCCAGCCTTGTCAAATTTAACTTTAGTAATTGGAGCACATTCATATTCAATATATGCCATCATTACTGGACTTACTACATCTACATCGTCTAAATCAATGATCCATCTCTTTTCTTGAGTCTTGATCTGACCAACCACAGAATCAAACAAGCCTTTTTGGTTGTTGTTTCCATCTTGAATTCTTTGAGCTAAAGCAACCATCATATTTAAAGAAACATCAAAATGATTTTGCTTTTGCACATGAATATATGCACGCGCTTTAAACATTTCACATAGTTGAATAATCTCATCATATCTGCGTTCTAAATGATCAATGCTTTCAATACAATAAGTTTTGATTGTTCTTACTGATTGATGATTATCTCTTTCTCCTTCGGGTTGATCCTTTTTGCGTTTAAAAACGTAAAGCATATAGAAGTCTCCCTTCTTTTCGAAGTTTAGTAAAGGTTTTATTATGTCTAAATTATTAATCATTGTCTTTGTCTTTAAGTTCTTTCTTCCAGCTTTTATCTTTTCTGTCGTATTTAGTTTCATCGCCATGATTTTTCTGAATCATTTTTCGACGAATCATTGCTGCTAAGTGACGTTCTGGATAGCCGTCAATATCAGGGTTCTTTTTCTTCTTTGCCATATCTTTAATAATCACAGTTACAATTAATTGGTAACATATCTAGTCCATCCATAATATCAACGATCTTTTCGTAAGCATCGTTCATCGCCTTTGTTTCTAATGCAAATCTTTTCGCAGTTTCTATTACTGCCTCTTGATATGCATATTCCATCAATACATTTACATATCTTTCGGTAAAACCAAAGGTACCTGCAGCATCTCGAATTGTATGTAATTCACTGGCATCTTCAAGTTTAATTTTACCCGCTTTAATGTCAGTTTCAACCTTCTCCATCACTGCCATTTTCAGAGTGTTAAACTTTGAAAAGTATGCTAGGTCTTTAGGTACATCATTTAATGTTTTTGCTTTTGCCTTGTAGGCTGCTTTTCTTTCTTCCCAATTCATAACTTAAAAATCTAAACGTTCGTTAATTTGCTCAATACACTCTTCGATACTACGACCACATCCCATAGATTCATCGCAGTCTGTAGTACTACTAAAAACATATTTACTTTCAGGGTGTGCTACATGATAATTTTCATTCTCTTCGATCAAATAATTTTTGTAAGTCATAATCTTGGTGTTTTAATTATAAGGCTAATATACAAAATCTTTTTGACATAAAAAAATAATTACGTATATTTTTTACAAAAAAAATCCAGGCTTACGGGCCTGGATTAAATTATAACGGGATCGTTGTTCGTGATTTTCTTCTCGGCAGAATAACCCTCTTTATAGTCTTCGGCTTAGCTTTCGCGAGAGTCTACTATACTTCGACTACATCCTACTTGCGCCTGTTGGGGTGGTATGACTGGCGGTCCATTTTCTAGTGTTAACCTTCACCGTATCTGCAGCTTCAATGCCGGGACTAACCACTGGCTCCGCTGTTGTTCAGATTTGTCATAGTTGTGTGTGTACTTTTTGCTGTACCGATCCACCTGGTTCCAATCGTTTGCTAGTTAAGTGATTGCTTTTTATAGTTTGCTGTAAGGAACCAATTTTCTTTATATATCTTAAACAATTGGAGCGTATCTCTCGCTCAAGATTGTTTTATCCATGATTTGTTGTGGAGACTCAATATCTCCTCCAAGTAAACTTGTCATAATTGCTGGAGAGAATCCTGACACTAATGCAGTTCCTGCTTTGTCAAATGCTACTGGCACTCCACCATTTCTGGATTGAATGTTCCAATAAACGATTTGAGGCATTTTGTAACCTGCATCTTCGTACATTTTCTCAATCATTTGTTGAGCAGTTGGATTCCAATCTGATCCGGTATTTCTCCATCCGCTAGATCTAGTTGCTGCATTAAATTCCATATCTGACAAGATCAGAACTTTATTTGGCATCTTGTCTTGAGACAATTTATGTTTAGTGGCCTGATCTAAGATCAGCTTGAAGGTCGCCTCGAGATTTGTTGACATTCCCCAATCGGAACATAACATCTGTGCGTAGCGATCTTGCAATGAACCACTTAGTACTTGTAACTGTGGATTGTTTGAAAATGTAATAAATGCATCTTTGAAAGGACCTTCATTTCTTTCAGAAATATAAAGACCTAAAGAGATTGCAACATCCATACATGTTACTGTTTTACTACCTCCTGCAGAGCAAGACATAGAACCAGAAACATCTACCACTGGTAAAATCATATCGTTTGCTCCTTCTAAGTAATTTGGAAGGGCTTTCCATTGTTCGTTTGCTACTGCTGCATTTCCGTGTGTTAATGATTTTACAACATCATAAGGATAAACTGCGCCTGCATTAATCTTAGCTTCACCTTTCACTAAGGATTGGATATAAGCTGAATAACTTTCGTAAGCATTTTTACCGAAAGCTTTTTGGTATCGTGCTGAAGCCACTGATGGTAATTTACCGAATTCAATAGAATCCCATTCTTTAGCACACATTTTAGTTTCAACAACGTTAGTTAAATTAACTAAAGTTTTACGATATTGTTTTGGTGACAATTTCAAGAATGCACGTAACTTTTCAGCTACTTGACCTTTACGTGGCATCCATTTTGCACATAAACCATTTTCAGATTTAAGAGCATCTGCAATAATTTGCAAAGCATCATTTTCTAAATAAGTTCCTACTAAAGTTAGTAAGTCATCAAAACGACCATACTCTGCAATTAAGCCTAAGTTTGGTTTTAAAGCCAAATCATGAGTTTCAGCTAAGTAAACTAAAATATCTTTGAAGACTTGACGTTCACCTGCACCACCTCTAACATCTCTGGCCCAAAACAAAAGTTTCATAGCACGCTTCGGATCTTCATTAAATGCTTTCGAAAAGGTTGCGATCAAACGTTGTTTGTCTTGGCCTCTCATTGCACCAATGTTAAAAAATAAATCGACACATGCATTCAACGAAGTTGAATTAGTTGCCATACCATTTTCTGTTAAAATGTCTTCTTGTCTTAAAGCGTCTACTAAGTTCATTGTTTTTTGTTTTTAGATGTTAGTTATATTAGAATAAATCTTAATGTTTCATTTTATTTAAAATAATTTCAAAGCCCCATTTCAACCACCAAAATTCAATATTATAAAAACCATATAGGAATTTATCATGAGTTACTCTAATAGTTGGTATTAGATAAATTTGGCCAGATTGAGTCATGTGATCTATTTTTATCATTTTATTTTGTATTTCTTTTTATATGAATTGACTGTTGCTTCAGAATAACCTACACAAATCTCATCGAGTTCCCATTCATTAGGAATTACTGGTTTTCTCTTGGTCGTTGATAATATGTCGTCCACGTTCGTATTCTCCAGAATCATCAACTGGTGTTTCTTGCTTCTGCTCGATACTCGATAGACTATTATTATTCTTGGTTTCTCTGTCATTTCTATAAATTACGGGGTCATCCCAATAACAAAATACGTAACTCATTATTTTTCTAATTCTTCAGTGATAATACGCTTACCTCTTAAAATACGGTTTTTGATAGTTTGCAAAGGTAAATCATACTTGTCTGCAATATCTTCATACTTCATATTGTTAAGTAAGCGATCAATTACAATATCACGATAAATTGGTTTCAAAGACTGAATAGCCTTTAAAGCTCCAGTATATTGATTTTGTAAATCTTGATCTTCATCTAACCAATCTTGTTCTGTTTTAAGTTCAGAATCTTCGATCAATTGAGAAATATCTCCACCGATAAAACCTTCATCACCAACTTCAATACCAAATTCAGCTAATTTGTTTAAAGAAGTTTTCTTATTACGTTCATTGATGTAACCTAAACATTCGTTAAATGCAATACGATATAACCATGTTGTAATTTGATATTGTGGATCATATTGATCAATCTTAGTCCACATCTTTGTTAATGTATTTCCTACAATATCCTCAGTCGCTTCACTATCTTTGACAATTTTATTAATATAAGATTTTAATCCTGGTTTAACTTTGCGATAAAGCGCTGTAAAATCTTTTTCTGATTTTGTCTCTAAAAAATTCTCTGTAAGTTCTCTGTAGTTTAACATATTTTGTTTGTTTTTTAATTATAAGTCAAATATACAACTAATATTTGACATAAAAAAATATTTTATGATAAAAAAGCAAAAAAGTTTACTTTTTTTCTACATCTATGTCCTGAATGTCATCAAATAAAGACATTATAGAACTCAAGGCTTGAGGTTTATAACCCCAGAAGTCACAAGCAACATTGACCATTTTCTTTTTATGGTCTGTTTTGTATTTTGGGCTAGGATAGCCAAAGAAGGAATAGTGTCCTTTGGATTTATTTGGCCATTCTTGTAAAGGCCAATAAGACACTGTAATTTTGTCAGCATCAGCTGTAAATATGCCTTCAATTAGTTTTGCATTTGAAGGCATAATTTTACGAGCTTCTATTTCTTGTATCGGTTCGTCAATTTCTCCAGGTACTATAACAATTAGGCCATTTAACTTTTGTAAAGTTTCTTCAGCTGTTGTTGGGTCCCATGCGAAATTACCTAAGACATAAACAACGTCTTCTGTATTTACGACTGAATTCCAATTTTCAATTAAAGTCTCATTCATTTCTTCTACTGAAGAGAATGGTCTTTTAAATTGTCTAATCGCCGATGGACGACCAAACTGTAAGTTTCCTGTTAGAAATAATTTCATTAAACTATGACGAATTTGATGTTAAAATTGTTCCACAGATCTTCTGTGAATTTTTGTTCTATTATTCCATTACTTGCATTTGCAATTCTAGAATCTACTGACGTATCAATAAATAAATAGAGTACAAAATCAAATGATGTAGAATAAATCATGCTTTGTCCGAATCCACTTCTAAGATCTGAACCTCTATCACCTTTTTTAAATTCAATAGCGATTCTTAATCCGTCAGCTTCAACGACCATATCTGGCCTGTTTGCTGTTCCCATGAAAATCATTTGGTGCACTGTTGTATTAACATTGCCTTCCCATCTCAACATGGTTTTTGCTTTTTCTCTAGCCAAATTTTTAGGCAAGCTTTTCTTTTCCATAACCCACTGTGTTAGCTCTTCAACCAAGTGTGGAAATATGAATTGAATAATCTTGTCTTCAGATTGGTTCTTGTAATTAATGGTTTTAAATACTTCTTGTGTAGAAATACCTTCAGTAATTACATCAAGTAACTCAATTCTGTTTTTAGATTTGCTCGACAGTTTCATCTGTTGCTACAGTTTGAGGTGTTTCTTGCTCTGTAATTCTTGCATCAATCTCAGCTAATTCAACGTGTAACGATTGGATCTGCTTGTTAGCTTCAGCCATAGTTTTCATCGCTTCAGTAATTTGACCACCGATGTTTGTCAATAAACGAACATAAGTTCTAGCTGACTCAACTCCTGTACTTTGAATAGCCAATAAAGATTGGTATAAAGTGTTTAAGTCGATTTGTTTTAATTGAACTGTTGCTGCTTCTTCAGCTGATAAAGTTCTTTTTTCGTTTTTAGCTAAATTAGATTCAATTGTCAAACGTGTTTTTTCGTTTTTTAAATTGTCATGTAAATTAACCAAAAGAGCTGCATTTTTAGAAGACCAGCTAACGTCTTTGTTTAAGTGGTTTAAAACTTTGGTAATATTACCAGTTTCTTCGAAGTTTACAGAATAAGTTTGTTCTGCTAATTCAATTTGTTTAGCAGCTGCTGCGTTTTCTAATTCAGTACGCAATGCTGTTAAATCTTCTAATGTAACTTTGTTGGATTTTTGTGCTTTTCCCATTTTTAATTTGGTTTAAATGTATTAACTTGAATGATTATATGAGTAAATATGAAAAGGTTTATTTTATATATTAGCTTCTTTCCAGATAGGATTAAACCAAAAAGTTCTACCATTTCTGTCTGTTATTTTGTTCATTTTTGGATTGCCATAACAAATCATGAATTCTGACCATGAGTCTACTTCGACTGCTGTACCAAATGGATTTTCCCAGTCTTTTAATTGACCGCCACCTAATTTATAAGCTTGTAATGGTAGTAATTTGCAAAGTTGATAGATTTCAGGGTACCTTTGTAAAGCTTCTCGTGCTGAAACAAATGGATTGCAATCAATTCTATACAAAATTTCTGCTCTTAAATAGTTGCCAATGCCATTAAAGTATTTTTGATTCATTAAGACTTCACAAATTGGCTTGTCAAATTCCTTTCTGTCTAAATTGGCTTTGATATTTCTGATAAATTCTTGAAAATGGTCAATGGGATCTGGTCCTCTATTTTCTGACCATTCTTCGCCTAATTTCCATTTTCCAAATCTGCGAACATCAACAAAACTCAATGTATATCCGTCTGTACTGTAAAATTTAAGGTGCGCGTGTTTAGGTTCTTTGCCAGTTTCTGTCAACTGAAAATGGCCCGACATGCCCATTGTTATTCTAAGAGGCACATATTGATATGGAGCGTATTCGTGTTGATACAAAAATACGACCATTTCTTTACCTTTACTTTTAGCCCGAATTCTAAATTGATCGTAAGGTTTAGGAATTTCTAAGCCTTTGTGGTTTGGATTCTTTTCAATTCTGTTGAAAATTTTACCCTTTGAAATTTCGCTAACGTAGTCTGCTGTTAATTTTAATTCTGCTAATTCTGGCATATTTAAATGATTTAAGTCCCTATAACCTTATTTTCGCCTAAAGACAAAACTTATATTCCTTTCGGGCCCCTTTGTTTCATTTTCATGAAAATAATATTAGGCCCATTGTGATTTTAAAGCTCGTCAGCACTATCGATATAAAGTAACATATTCACCAAAGTGCTTGTCAAATACCTCGACCAGATGCTCATAATCAGCAGATTTCATATCTTCTAGTATAGTTTCAGCAGGTAATCCTAATTGCCTGGCTAAATCCATAGCAGTGCCTAATAAAAAGTAAGCGTTTCCTTGTGGACCTGTTAAATCGATTTCTAAAGCTTGATTTTTTTCTTTAATTGATTTGATCATCTTGTTTGTTTTTAATTACTCTGTAAATATACAAAAAAAAGCCCAAACTAAAAAATTTGGGCTTAACTATTTTCAAAAAATTACGGGCTTATTAGTCCCAC